TGCTTCGTCTACACCAATTACGGTGTCTGACACTATATCGCACTGTACGAGAGCTTCACGACCACCTGCGCCGTTATGCGTGTACATTCTATTGCTATTAGGCTCCCACAAATAAGCATACGGATAAGCCTGACCATCTGGAACATCTTTACCAGTAATACGGTGATCGAATAGCGCGGTCACAGTTGTATTCTGCATTAGAAAAGTGATGATGTTTGGTATCAGTTCCATTTCGTTAATATGTACCTCTTGAATTCATCCTCGATCGCTTTCACTGTTTTATCTTTGTCGTTTATCGCCGTTGGCCTAACAAATGGATGAGGTCTGTTGCCGCGCGTAGTAATGTATTGACCATCTTTTCTGCGATATACCCACGGAGTTTGTCTACCCTGTCCATTTTCGGCATAGATACCCGTACCGTACTCTTGATAGATTGCATACTTGACTTCTGGACCGACCTCATCCTCTATTTTTTGGATAGATGATTCTGTAATATGGCTTTGTACGCTATCTCTCATATCTCCGGTGTCAACGGCGGCTCTCGTTTTCATTCCTTCGATCAAAACTCTCGCACCTTTTTGCTCAAACTTTTGCAAAGTAGATACGTCAATGGTGATCTTTTTGAGAGCAGCGTCAAACTGTTTAGTATCGTAGGTTATTGTCGGGTTCATACTGTCACCGCTTTCAACGCGCACACAAACCCAAATACATCACGATTGGTACACCCTGCAATCTCAAATGTTTTATCAGGATAATACGCAGTTCCGAACCTACCAACTAATTTGAACTTGTCGCCTTTGGTCGGTTCGGTGGGTGAATTGAATCGAACTTCACCCATGAGTATCTCTAAATCAACATGTTCTTTCCAGATTGAAGCGGTCGGTTTATCAGTAAACGAACAATCAACCGGTACATTAGATAATGTCATTACTTTATGGTTGTAAATGTCATACGTCCCGCCCCAAACTTCCTTAATTAAATATCCAGTATCACCAAACATAGCCTGTTTAGTGACACGTGATAATTGAGCGGTCAGTCTGGAATTAGGTAACACTATAAACCATCCGGGGCGGTATAAACGCCTTCTTGATTCTCAAATGAATCTGCTCTATGAGCATGAGAGATTGAGCTTGACATTACAGCACCTTGAGAGATACCGTATTTTTGGCATTTCAATTTCAGCATGTTCTCAAATGCGGCACGCGCCTTATCATTTGAAACACTCATCCAATCCAACTTGAAATCAGGAATAGATAATTGAGTAATAATGTGATCTAAACAACTTACAACCGCCTGACCAATCGAAGTAGTTAGAAAATGGTTGATAGTTTCATCTTCCAAGTAATGACCATCCTCATTCGTGTCCCCTATTTCAAAGCGGACAAGAGCGAGATTAGTTGATAGGGTATTGTCAAAAGTAAAACTCATTCTAACCAACCTCTCAATGTTGAAGTGGCAATACCTGACACGGTTGCAATACCGCCCACGAATACGTCCACTTTCTCAACAAATTTCAGCGGTAATGGAATGTCTGCTATAACACTTCCACCATGAGATATCACTTCGGTGAACGGATAAAATATACCAGCAACCTTCACGTTTTCATTTTGGTTTGCCCTGATATATAACCTGCAATAATGCGTTTGATTGGTCGCATGACCAAAACCCATATTAGCATAAACGATATAAAGAGTTTTTCCAGCTGTTACGCAGTAATTGGAGTTTCTCGCTCTGGTATATCCAGCCGTGATATAGGAATACGTCACAGCACCATTTGTACTAGTCAAAGAGATGTTTCCAGTAGGTTTGCCATTTGTACCAGCACGAGTAACTCTAAACGAGTTCACTCGCAGTATGTCAGTTGCAACCGTGTTTACTCTTGTCCGCCCATCAGCGGCGTGTAATGTTATGACTTCTGTTTTCGATAGATAAGTTAATGCTTGAATATATCCGATAGTTAATTGTTGAGCACCCGCACCCGCTGCAATATCATTAAGCTCGTTACTTGAAGCGACTGACATTTGAATACCAGCATCAGCAGGAAATACATAAGCACCCGCTTTTGACCAAACAACACTTTCAGCCGTTGTCATGGTTGGAGTGAAACCAATCTTCTCCCACGCCGTATGATTCGAAACATTACCCTCTGCAATATCATAAAGATACGGCATAGCAGATACCCGCAACTTATTCTGGATCTGTTTTACGCCATACGGAACACCAGCTTCATCAACGAAACTTATAGGTTGCGCAACAGGGAAAACAGTTGACTTATTCATTAGTCCTTCAATGTGTAAGACGCGGCTAAAGTTCCGGTAGGCGTACCATCATTCGCTGATCCGCCTTGAGTGAATTTCATTAAACCGATACCCTGCACATTAAAGGTCATGTAACTTGACTTATCAGCGGTCAAGGTGATCTTTGTGTCAGTCAATGTAATCGCTCCACCGGTCGCGGTTCGTTCAGCATAAGGATAGGCAGTACCGCCAGGTTCCATTAGAACCGAAGGGGTAATAATCAATCCGGTTTCATCGCCCTTGACATAATCAAAATAAATAGTGAGGTAATCTTGACCTCGACAATCTATTTCACTACCTATCAAAGTCTGGGTAGTTTTTGCAATCGTAGTAGCGGCTTGCAATACTGCATTCATAGTCCGCTCCTTATGATTGAGTTACACCGTTTAGAGCCACAACAGCCCATGCAGTCGCTGAAATAGCATAGAGCGTGAAACTAGCACCTGCGGCGGCGGCAAAGGTCATTGTAGTGCCACCTAAACAACCGGTAACGGTCACGACATGCGCAAGAGCTTCCACGGTGTAAACAGTAATGAATTTATTTACGTTCGCGGCGCCTGGGGCGGCTAATGTATAGTCGCTTGCGGCGGGGGTTGTTTTGGTCAGTTTAGCAACGGCGATTGACGGGAGAATAGCCTTTCCTGCGGCGTCCGCGGCGTTATAAGCAACAGGGGCAACGGGGTCATAATGTAAACCCGTTACATTACCAACAACATTACCAGCAACATCACCGGTAACTGCACCGGTAACAGCGCCTTGAAAACCATTAGTAGAAACAACAGGTCCAGAAAAACGAGTAGCCATAATATTTAGTATCCTTATAAGAATTTAGGTCGGCTAGACCGATTGACTATGGGGCGGTTTTTACGCCGCCCCTATTGTTAGTTTAGATTAAACTTCGTGGCCGTACACCCACTGGAAGGAATCCCAACCAAATGAGTAACGCATATATCCACGATAACGAGCAACCAGATTAAAGTCGCTAGTGGGATCCATTGATAATTCAGGAGAGACACGATCAAACCACAAAAGATGCAGGTTAGATTTCATTGAATCAATCATGAACCAGTTATTAGCATCAGTGAGGTAAGGATCAGCAACGATACGAAGGCCAGCGCCCTGTAAAGCGGATGCGGTGTTGTCTGCAATTCCAGGTTTCAATAAACCTTTAGTTTCCTCAATCGCAGTAGCCTCCAATTCAACAGGTACGTACAAAACATCGTAGTTGAAAGGAAGGGGATTGCCACGGTCATCCTTCATCTTTTTACCGGCTTGCATAGTTGCTACAATAGCGGCATAAGACAAAGCAGAAGTACCCTTGTTTACAACAGCGGTTGAAACGGTCGGTGAAGTAGGATGATCGGTTGCGCAAAGAGCCTTACCGTCCGCGCCCAAATAGGACGAACTGAAAGCGTTGTTAAAGACACTAGCCATGTGTGTGGCGCGGGTTGTACCGTATTCGTCGCCCAAAGTTGCGGCTTTACGTCGAATCAATCCAGACTGGTTATCGTCATAAAGTTTACGGCCAATTTCAAGACCCTTGGCGTATTCTTTATGGGTGAAAGTCTTTTCGTAAAGAGGATTGAAGGAATCATATTCAATCGCAGCGGCTTTACCTTCGGCGGCGCTTGAGTTGTATTCAGGAACCAAACCACCACTACCAATACCCTGTGAGTATTCAACAGAACTGGTAGAGCGTTCGATACCATAGAACTGTGAGGCAGGTGAAGGTACGGCGATAAGCCGGTTATACCATTCGCGCCGCACAATCGGCAAAACAAAACGAGGCCATTGTTCAGAAATCATAGGTGTAGGCATTTGTTACTCCTTAGCAGATTGCCATTTTGGCAGAATTAACGGTGCAGAAAACAGTGAGGCCAGCATCTTCGGTGCGCCATACTGACAAACAACCGTTAGAAGTATCGGCCACATCAAGAGACCCGTCTGAATTGAAATCGCCTGTTTTTCCAGAGAATCCAGACAAAGCGGACGCGTCAGCATCAGCGGTACCCTTGATAACGTCACCAGGACGAATCATATAAACCTTGATAGGATCACCGGATGAAGCCGCGGCACTCGTAGCTTCTGCGGCAAGGCCAGCAAAAAGAACTACAGAGGCGGTTGCCTCGTCAAGTTGTCCACCGGATAAAATAAGAGCGGTTCCTACTTTAGTCTCTAAATTAGCAGACGCTTCAAAAGTAGCCGCTTTGGGCGGTTCAAGCCCGAACAAGTTTGTTACATATTCCCAAGTAAATTGTGGAGCTGCCATTTGTTACTCCTTTATAAATTATTTAAACTTTGCGTACTCTTCGGCTGTAATGCCGTGTTTTTTCGCTTCTGCAAGTTCTTCCGCCGTAAGTGTTGATGTATCAGGACTTCCACCACCTTGTTTACCGGCTCCAATGTCGAATCCTTT